CAATAAATGCAAGTAACCTTGATAGTGGCACAATACCTGATGCAAGATTTCCAGCCACATTACCAGCTATTAGTGGAGCTAACCTTACTAATTTAGATGCAACAGATTTAACTGGCACTGTAGCTAGTGCAAGAATAAGTGGATCATATACTGGTATTGTTGGCACTGGTGCATTAGATGCTGGATCAATCACAAGTGGATTTGGTAATATTGATATCGGATCTAGCACTATTACAACTACTGGTGATATTACTGGTGGAGCTATCAAAGCTGGAAATGGTAGTGAATCTGCACCCTCCATTTTATTTAGTAGTGACGCTGATACTGGAATATATAGAAAAGCTGCAAATGTAATTGGATTTGTTACTAATGGCGTTGAAAGAATGCGAATTGGTGATACTGGTCGTATTGAATTTGAAGTGCCAACTAATCAAACTGGTTCACTTCAGGATCAACGTCTTGATTGGCGTAACGAAAATAATGCTGGGATTATGGCAAGTATCGGTGTAGTTCGTGAAGCAAATGGAAATGCTCCAGGTGCTTTAGTATTTAGAACAAGCACTAATGTTGATAGTTCATCTAATAATAGTGATGGTGAAATTTCTGAAAAGATGCGAGTTACCAGTGCTGGTAAAGTAGGTATTGGTTCTTCTTCTCCGACACATTTATTAGAGGTTGATGGAGGTTCTGCTGAAACTAGATTAAGGGTATCAACAACTGGTACTGATGCTAATGAAGCTGGAATTATATTAGCAAATAGTAGTAAATCAGCATTTAATGATGGGATAGAAATATCACATGGTGGTGGTTTTACTTCATTTAAAGGTCTTACTGGTACAGAACATATAAGATTACAAGGTAATGGAAATCTTGGTATTGGAACAACTGATAACCAAGCTCGTATAAAAATATTTGGACATTTACAATCATACAACGCCCTTATGATTCAAAATGGTACAAATAATACTGGTGGTCTTTTTATTGCTTTTAGAAAATTTGATAATGTTACAATAGGTAGTGTATCTCATTCAGGTAGTGGAAGTTCTGTAGCTTACAACACAACTTCAGATTACAGATTAAAAGAAAATGTATCATACGATTTTGATGCAACATCAAGATTGAAAAAACTTAAACCAGCTAGATTTAATTGGATTGCTGATGAAGATAATACTACAGTAGATGGATTTTTAGCACATGAAGTATCAGATATTGTACCTGAAGCTATAACTGGTACAAAAGATGACACACAAAACATAGGTACAGTAAAAGATAAAGACGATAATGTTATAGATACGAATATATCTGAAGCACAGTTTGCAGAGGGTAAAAAAGAAACTGTGGATAGTGATGGCAATAAAAAAGAATCTTTATACCCATCAACACATACATGGGAAAAAACTGGATCAGAAGATGTTTATCAACAAATAGATCAGGCAAAACTCGTACCTTTACTTGTAAAAACCATACAAGAATTGGAAGCTAGGATTACAGCGTTGGAGAGTGCATAATGACAAGAGCAAAAGATATATCAAAGATTATTACTGCACCAGCTTTTGGTGGTTTGACATATCCTACAAGTGATGGATCTAATGGTCAGGTCATACAGACTAATGGAAGTGGTACATTATCTTTTACAACTATTACTGGTACTACAATAAATAATAATGCAGACAATAGAATTATTACTGGTAGTGGATCAGCAAACACTCTTGAAGCAGAAGCCAATCTTACCTTTGATGGTTCTACTCTTGATTTAGGAGATAATATACAAGCTAGATTTGGTGCTTCACAAGATATGCAAATATTTCATGATGGCAGTGATTCTAAGATTGTTGAATCAGGAACTGGTAATTTAATATTACAATCTGATGGCACAGAAGTTCGGATTATGAATGGATCTGAGTTTATGGGCAGATTTCAAAATGATGGTGCAGTAAAATTATTTCACGATAATAGTAAAAAATTTGAAACTAATAGTGGTGGTATTACTGTTACTGGAACTGTAAGTGCTACTAATCTTAATTTAACCACTGGTGATATAAATGTAACTGGTACTGGTAATAGAGCAATAAGTGTTTTATCTGATGATGGTTTAGGCACTATAGAAGTTGGTGGTGCAACTGGTGGATTTATAGATATAAAACAACCAAAGACAGATGATTTTGATATTAGACTTGGATCAAGTGGTACTGGTGGATATTTAACTATAGCTTCAGGACAATTTGATGTTAGTGGTGGAGCATTAAATCATGCTACTGGCATTAAATACAAAGGTGCTAATTTATCAACAGTAAGACAAATTCAAAATGTTGTTAAATCAGATACATTTAGTACAAACACTACTAGTCCTGATGGTGTGCATATAACTGGTATGCAAGTAAATATTACACCAATAAATTCAGATTCAAGAATATTAGTAACAGTTTCATTAGGTGCAGTTAGTTGTAGTACAACAGCATCAAGGACAAGTACTTTTCAATTATACAGAGGTAGTACACAAATAGCAGAGGGTAATGCTGATGGTAGTAGACCAAGAGTGACATTCAGGAGTTGGATGACATCAGGTGATACTAATCATGCTTTAGGTGGTTTGTCATTTACATTTATGGACACCCCAGGTTCTACTGCTACACATAGTTATAAATTACACATGAGTGGTTCTCACGATAGTCAAACATTTTTTCTAAATAGATCAGGTGCAGATAGTAATGGTGGTAACAATTATCAATCAAGAACTATAAGCACAATGCAAGCAATGGAGATTATTACATGATACATGAAGCAATTAGAGAACTTTATGCAAATGCTTGTACTGTAAATGGTGATACCATTGAAACAGTTCAAGCATGGGATATAGATGGAAATGAAATAACACTTAATAATGATAATGTTGTTGCTAAAATGAATGAACTTATACAAGCAAATCCTATGAAAATGTTAAGAATGGAAAGAGATAGATTACTTAAACAAGAAGTTGATCCAATCATTTCAAATTCTATTAGATGGAGTGAAATGAGTTCTGATAAACAAACAGAGTGGACAACATATAGAAAAGCATTGTTAGATTTACCAGCAAATCAAACACCATCAGATGACAGTCTGTCCAATATTACATTTCCAACAAAGCCAAGCTAGGATAAATAATGGAGCTAGATTTAGTGTGGAACATAATCATAACACTAATAATCATGCCTTTCGCCTGGGCATTTAATAAAATGTTTGCTGAAGTAAAAAGATTGCAAATTTTGCTTAATAAAACAAGAGAAGAATACGCATCAAAAGAAGATTTGCGTGATACTTCTGGTCGTGTAATGGAGGCATTACATAGACTTGAAGATAAATTAGATAAGGTTCTGAATGTGAGGTGATCTGTGCTTGAAATGCTAGCAATTGCAAATAGTGCATTCGCCATAATTAAACAAACACTAGAAAATGGTAAAGAAATAAGTTCAGCTGGGCAAGCAATTGCACGTTTTGTAGGTGCAGAGGAACAGCTGCAAAGAGATCTCCATAAAAAACGTAATAGTATCTGGACAAATTTTCTTGGTAAAACTGACAATGATCTAGAAGAATTCATGGCTCTAGAACAAATTAGAGTTAAGCATGAAAAACTTCGTGAGTTCATGCAGTTATATGGTAGAGCTAATCTTTGGAATGACTATCAGGCTTATTGTGCTGAAGCTAGAAAGCAAAGAAAAGAAGCTGAAGCAAAAAGAAGAAAACAAAAAGAAGAATTTAAAAATTTGATTTTAAAAATTATTTTGTTCATTATGATTACTGCATTATGTGCTGGTGTAGTTACTGCTCTAGCAATAATTGCAAGGAAGAAAGGTTTGATATGACTTCGTTTATGTTAGCTTGTTATTTATCAGGCACACTTAGTGCAACTTTACATTTTAGGAATGTAAATGATTGTTTGTACTATTCTAAATATTTAGGTCAGCAAACTTATGATAGTGCTAATGGTAAAGAAGTTATCTATGAATGTATGTGCAAAGTAGTACCAAATGTAGATACTAAGAAAGTGAGGGTATATTAATGATACAATTATTAGGGCCTATAGCAAATATTGCTACAACATGGTTACAAGGTAAGCAAGAGAAAGCCAAAGCAAAACAACAACTAGAAGTTGCTAAAGTTCAAGCACAAGTCAAACGTGTAGAACAAGAAGGATCATGGGACGAAAAAGCAATGGACGCTTCTGATAATAGCTGGAAAGATGAGGCGTGGACAATTACTTTTATTTTATTGATTCTTGCTTGTTTTATTCCAGCACTCCAACCATACATATCTGATGGTTTTAAATTTCTTAGAGAAGATTGTCCTGAATGGTTAAGCTATGGCATACTTGCATCTATTGCAGCTTCTTTTGGTTTGAAGTCTATAGCAAAGCTAAAAAAATGAGAGATAATTTTGAGAAAGCACTTGAACTAGTATTGCACCATGAGGGTGGGTATGTAGATCACCCAAAAGATCCTGGGGGTGCTACAAACTATGGAGTTACTAAAAAAGTATATGAAAGATATCTTGGTAGAGAATGTACTAAAAATGAAGTAAAAGAGATGCCTATGGAAGCTGTTCGTGAAATATATAAAAGAAAGTATTGGGATAAGATCAGAGGCGATGATCTGCCATCAGGATTAGATTGGGCAGTCTTTGACTTTGCAGTTAATGCTGGTGTATCTAGAGCAGCTAAAACCCTACAAGGTTTCTTAGCTACTTCTATTGATGGAATTATAGGATCTGGAACATTACAAGCAATTCAAGATTACCCTACAACTATTAAAGGTGTTATTGAAGTATTTACTGCACAAAGATCACAATTCTATAGAACATTAAAGAACTATGATACCTTTGGTAAAGGTTGGGATAGACGTTGTTATGAAACAAGAAAAACAGCTTTAGAGATGTTACAATCCACCTAGTGAACTTTTGATTCCAACTTCTGTTCTTGGCTTTGTGCTTTTATGCATAACACCCTCATCAGGATCAAAAGCTATATCTTCGAATCTACCTTCTTCAGGTTGTGAGTTTTTTGCACATTCTTCCATAATACGTTTGAACTCATAGCTTCTGGAGTTTGCTCTACATTCGCCACATCTCGTAGCTTTTACCCTTACTAAACTTACTTTTCTTAGTTCCACTCCACACTTTACACAATGCTCATAGCTTTTCATATCTATTCCCTTTACTTTTATAATTTCTTTTGTTTAAATAAATTATTGCCCGACTCGGCAATAGTGGGGGTTAAGAGTGGACTGTTCCTTTCCAGCTCACTCTTTTCTTTTATAGTTAATCTGTCTTATTTTGTTTATATCTGAGATTTCATCATCACTTATTAGAATCCCAAAAGTACCTAAAAAGTTATCTTTTAGTTTGAGCTTGTACTCACACTCATCTTTTGCATCTAAATTATTACCACCAAATATAAGTGTAACTGTACTTGTATATTCAGGCATTAATCCCTCCTGTAATCTTTTAGTTGTATCACATTGTTTTCATTATGTTTTTCAGGATCTAAATCAATTTCAATTAGATGTGGAGTTCTTATTTCTAGCGTAAGAGTCCTCTCCTC